GCCTGCTTCCTTTGCATCTAAACAGAAACTTACATCTTCACCACACATATCCTGTACTTCACCTGATTCAAAGACTTGCATCTTAGGAGCAAACCAAGGATACTTCATTTCATCGTGTTCCCAGACACCGTGCTTGATAAGTAACCATCCAAATCCTGTATAGTCTACTGTAAATGGTTTTTTCCTCTTCGAGATACTTTCACCAGTTTCGTGATTCATCACTCCACCACTCTTCCTAAAGTCTTCTTCATCTAACCAATGTGCAACACTAGTTGTCTTTCCGTCCTCTGTCATATACCATCCACCTGCAATGTCTTTTTCCATAAGAACTAATTGCCAGAACTTTTCAGTATTGAATATAATATCACTATCAATCCATAACTGCCAATCGTATTTTAATTTGCCGTCCCATGGAATTTGATCAGGTCCACGCAGTACATTCGCTCCCAGACACTTACATCTTGCGAAGTTTACCATACTCGAATAATCTTGCGAGATCTGGATAGAACCTCCTGCTTGTACAATATCAAAGCAAAGTTGTACGAAGTTCTTTAAGTATGTGTATGATACACCCCTTCCTGGAAGACAAAAGACAATTGACTTCCCTTTGATCATTGCTTTTGCTTTATCGTAGTCCCATTCGGACTCTTGCTTCTTTGATGCCGCAGTAGGTGGCTTTGCTTTTATTGTAAATCCTTTTGCCATAATAGATTAATACCTTCAAGTCATTATATCAGTTTATATATGCATTGTCAACAATTTTCCGTCATTATAATTTCATTTCCGTCTAATGTAAATCTTACTTCCGTATCTTCATACCATGATAGGTCGTTTACCATCCATTCAGGTAACTTTATATAATACTCGCCAGTTATTGTATCGACCTCTACACTAGAAAAATTTTCATCAGGATTTTTTTTCATTTCGTTGAACTTCTACCTTGATTTTATATAGCGATTTATTTTTTTATGGGCGTCCGTAACACTTTGTAGGTTAGGGGTGTCTACAAAAAATCAAACACAACCCCCCAAATACGGGGGAACTGTGATATTCACGAACGAATGATTACAACGAATAGGTATTAAAAAAGGGGTGACGATTGCACCCCTTTCGTTTATACTTTCTGTGCTTCATATTCATAGACCTTATCTGTTACTAAGTGCCTATGAATATCAAATAGTTTAGTCATATCCACATCTGACCAATCATCCCACTCGCTAACATAATTCCAGTTATCTTTGTCTGGATTACTATCAACGAAGGAAGGACAATAACAAAACTCGTTATCATCATCTAACCAGAAGTGCATTCCAAAGTGTAAAGAAAGAAGCATTAAATGTCCTTTGATTGTTTACATTTATATTATACACATATTTGACCACGAATAGAAAAAGTGTGTGCCAGTTTGTAGACCGACACACACTAAGTAATAACCAATCACCGAACAGTTGTTGTTACTTATGCCTCCTCATTACCGAGGTCTAAAGTATCAAGAACTGCCTGAACTTCTGCCGCAGTTCTTGACTCTTCCAAGGCAAATAGTGCTGAGTCGATGTCATAAACTGCGGGTGTAGAAACTGTCATAATTAAAAGACGAATTGGGTGGTGTAGATGTCTATTAGAAGGCGAACCCGTTCCTGTTAGATAGTGGGAATATTATCAGTCGTTTAGTTCATCAATCATCTCATCAAGTTCCTCAATATCTAATAACGAATCACGCAAACTTACGCCGTCTAAAGTAACAACATCTTCGGATGAATTAGGGTCGATTGAGTAATACTCAGAGATCCTATTTACAAACTGATTGTAGTTACTAACTGTTCTGGCAATGTTATACCATTGCTCATCATTATTAATGAACAAACTAACATTCCAGGTCTCGTAATTCGCCCATCCGTTATAAGTTTCTTTTGCCATTTTAACGGGTGAAAGTGTCATGAATTCGAGGGGGGTGGGGGGTGGATTGATTGGGTGGGACTTATGTTTGCAGAGGTTCGATTTAAAAGCGTATTGCAATAACAGGGACTGACCTTTGTTAATGGTTCCGCTACCCTTGCCTGACTTACGAATGCCCACAGGTGGAGGACGGTCTACCGTTTAGAAACCTTGCATAGCATGACCTCCTCCACTCCTTTAATATACTCGATCCTCACGCAGTATGGGAGAATCGTGTGCCAGTTTGTCTACCGACCATCCGTGTAAGATCCCATCACGCAAGCACCATAACGGACCTCGGCGTAACCATACTCCTCAGACAAGTCAAGGCATAAACCCCAACAGTCCTCCAAATCAATAAAGGAAGAATTCTCATATGGTGCGGAGGGGCAGTGAACTGAGTATCTCATAGTTTTAATTCAAATCTTATTATACTACTATCATCCCATAAAACGCAGCAAAAATCAAGCGACTTTGTGCCACTATGCCGACTGGCACGTCTTAAATATAAACAACTCTAAGGGGTGCTATTATACACTTTTATGCATAATGTTTGTATGCAAGTGTTTCGAAATCTTGCGAATCCCGTGCATAGTCCTCATCTAAGTCGAAAGATTCCCCTGTTACAGACTCATCTAAGAAGTCGTATGTGTGGTCCTGAGTAAACATGAACTCAGCATCATAATCATCGTACATGACATTTAGTCCTCAGATTAGTTTGCTTAAATTATAGCATAGTTTCGAAAATATAGCAAGTCACTATATATCAACTATGCAAGTTTCAAAGTATTAGTATATATGTTCTTACTACATTTGTGTTAAGTTATACAAAGATTACCACATCTAGTGTATAACAACTGTTAGAATATTACAGTCCTTATATATCATCCCCAAACTAAAACCAGTTTAAGTTCAGTGTATTCCCATGGGGAAAATCCGTCCCTGTGGTTGACATTGCGAGCGTCTTATGTTACGCTCGCTAAACTTGCATCAGTCAGAAGGATTTAAGGACTAATTAACACTTATAATAACACAATTAGTAATAGTTTTCCACAAGTATTCCACAGGGTAAGTAATACTTATTCCACACATATTCCACATTAAATAACACTTTTTCAACAACATTGTGGAAAACAGATAATAAACGGAACCATATTTATAAAGGTATTTAAAACCTATTTTTTAACACTTTTTGTATTAATTGATACATAATCACAGTAAAATGCCAGTGATAGTGTTACCTACCACTAGCAACGCTATATGTAATAAATGTATGTTAATGTATGGTATCATAGTGTACATTATACCCTATGTAATCTAGTTTGGGTAAATGTTATCCACAGGCATCAAATCATCTTAGAATAGTTGAAATTAGCACATGAAAACACTTCCCTTCTAACTAACTTATAAGACCCTAATTCATTGTGAATTACATAACCTTCTGCATCTATTTGATATACTTCATCATCACTCTTTAGAAACGAATATGGTCCATTTCGATGATAACATAGGTTTAGTATATCATCTTTAATTGTTTTAACTAATAACCAGAAACTAATAACATTAAATTCATTTTCATATTCGAAATCGTATGGGTCTATTTCTATACTTTGTCTAATACATTCATTCAATACTTTCTTTAATCGTATTACTTCTTTATTATCAGGGAATTCAATAAGTTGTGCCATTTGTTTAGCAAAACTGATTCTTTCATTAATATCATCTAATGCCCCTATACTTGCTATAGGTTGTATAAACTTACAGCAATCAGTTCCTTCTAATCTTGTTAACAATGGTTTTGCATTTGCGTCACGTAATGTACTATTACTATAATAGATTGTATGCGGTGCTATTATTATATCTTCCATTATATTATCATCAAACACATAACAAATAGTATTAGGATTATACGCACTATCTCCACCATAACCTATAAAATCACCTTGTATTATATCATCAGTATCGGGCAGATTATCAAAACAATGATGTAATATATCTGCCACATTTCCTTCATGGTTGTTATCAATATCTGCATGTGATTCGTTGATCTTAATCTTAAACTTATTGAATACTGACTTAGTTCCTACAAACTGATTACCTGTTTCAGGATTACGCCCCCATACGATTGCGGGTGCTCCATCATACTTTACAGATACATGTTGCGGTAATAATAGTGCATCAAGCACTGTTAAATCACCTGTTAATATACAATCTTCGGGGTGCTCTAAATGTAAG